AGAAGTCTCTCAAAATGGTCATCTGAGTTTAAAATCTTCATTCCTAAACCACCAGTGGTTCGTTTTACAACGTAAGACTTACCACTACCTGGCCCACCAGCCAAGAAAAACGCTTTAAGAATATTGGGATCGTAAACTCCTTCCTGTAATTCGTTGAATGTCTTCATATGAAGTTCCTATAGTTTTTCTATATTTATCTGTCATGGGTTCAATTCTCCTTTGTGATAAAAAGTTCATTTTTTTCAATTTCTGTTTCGTTTTGTTCGTCATAAATTACCTCTCTTTTAAGAATTGTTTACATGATATAAGTTACTATAGTTTCCTCCTTTCTTTTTACCTAAATGTGAAACCAGAATTGGATAATTGATAACCTCTACCTTTTGAGGTTGGTTCTGGCTCTGTTGCATTATCGAAATTTAAATACTCTGCTGGTTGACTGTCTCTTGACAATAACATGGTGGTTTCTGATTTTTTACCAGTCATTGCAAATGCGTGTCGTAATGATGTTATTAAATATTTTCCACTATGATGTGGGTCTACCTCTTTTCCCCCTGCAGCTGCTTTTGTAGTTGGTAAATTAAATTCTACTATACCACCAACACTAAGTGTTAAATTACCGTTTACCGAAATGTTCATAGTTGTTCCAGTTGTTAACTCAGAAAATTTTGCTTGTCTCCTAAGAAATGTCTCTGGAAGTTTTCTACCGTCAGTTATAGTATCCTCAACAGTTGTTCCTTGAAATGTATTTATTTGATTTTCATCTCCACTTTGTAAATGTATTCTTGAAAGTGGAAATTCATTTATTTGATTATTCTCTTTGTCTATAAGTGATGGACTGTAAATAGAGTGAGACTCTAATTGTTCATCATCTCCTTTAAATGAATGAGCATAAGTATGTGTGTAATAAGATTTCCGAAACGAATCGTATGTTGTCATAGATGAACCCAACATCCCACTTTTAATATTTGCTAACATATCGTTTTGACCAGAAATACCATAAGTTAAAGCTCGCTTATATTCCATCTCTACATCAGATGTAGCTGGATGTCCATTACCTAGTGGTGTCATTCTAAAACTCCCACCCTCAAATGATTCAATGACTGTACTATTATATAGATTTTTTAAACTTTTAAAGTGCAAACCCTCTTTATTTTCAAAAAATATAAATGTCCCCAAATCGTTATCTGATATCGCTTCTCTTGCTAGCATTTTAATTAAATCGTATGGGTGCATATTTGGAACTACTATTTTTTTAATTCCAATTGTTTTTTCAACAAGACGATCTCTATTAGTTTGAATATAATCTTTTAACACGCTATCAACTATGTTATCAATACTATCTGTGTAGGACTGTGATATTCTAGTCCTATGATTTTTGAGTGTCTCTGGTGTAACAAGATGTAACTCCATCATTTGACCACCATTTCTAATTTCAGTTCTGAACCCTATTTTATACAAACAAAAGATTAAGTCAATTTGAGTTGAAATAAAATTTGACCCCGATTTATTAAGAGAAGGCATTTGTATTTTCATTTTTATAAACTCTTGACCTATGATTGGAAGTTTAGATGCAAGGTCATTGGTGTCTGCTAAGAGAATACTTGCTGACATGGATGATGAAAATAAATTTTCAAACACGTTAATTTCCATCACTGTTTTAGATATGTCAGCCTCAACTCCCTTTGTTGAGATTATTTTAAGACTTGATACCTCAAACTCGCCTGCGTATTGTAGATTTATAGCCATTAAATAACCTGTTCACCCATTAAAGATTCAAATTCGTCAATAAAGTCTTGTACAAATCTAGGGTCAAGAAGTCTAATTTGTCTTCTTTTATCTTGTTCACTTTCTTCATACTCATAATTTGTTATTATTGTTGCAGCTGGGTAGTCCGTATTGTCTGATCCTATATTTATTTTCACTGTGGAGTCTCCAGATGATTGTTCAATCTCATAGTGATGAGTTGCATTAACATCAGTATATTTTTCGTTAATATAGTCAAGAAACTGTGGAGTTGTCATAGGCCACTCATGATATCTATCTGAGATATCATTAACTATCATAATGATCCAATGTAACTTTGGATCATCATATAATTTATCAGCGATAGACTCTGGTGTCTCACCCTCTTTTACATTATAAGTGTCAAACACCAACGCATTAGATTTTACTTTTGTTCTAAGTGCAACTCGTCTTAAAAGATTAGTAACATCTTTAAATTCATACGTTCCGGCTGAATCATATGGTATGATAGGAAAAGTTTCAAAGTACATGGTTAGTACCCCTCATGTATTTTATCTCTTGTGATTAAATCCATCTCTTCAAAGCTTAAAGTGATTTCAGTTAAAACTGGTGGTGGTGATTCACCATCAAGTGATTCAAATGTTTTATATCTGTTACCACCATATTTTACGTCCATTTGTTTAAGAACACAAGTTGATATTTTATTTAAATAATCATTCGCAGCTCCCAAATACATATATTCAATATCAAAAGTATTTGGAACTCTTAGTTTTCTACCTGATCGTTGACCATCAACAAATTCTGGAGACATATTTGATTTAAATGCAAAGACAATTTTTCTAATTTCATCTGCTTCTTCTTTGTTTCTTGGAAGCATAGAAAAAGTGTATGAGAATGATCTTCTACCTATACCTTTAAACAATAATTCCATACGGTCTGAAACTATTATTCCCTGTGCCGCCTCTACCGCACCTTTAACACCTGTCATACCAAATGCTGCTCCAACTGTATCGGCTGTTCCAAGAAAGGCATTAATTGCACCCTCTTTTAACCCCTCTACCGCTCGGTTTTTATTAGCAGCAAGAGCTTGTTTCGCCCCCGCAAAAGAAAAATCATCTTTCAAAGTATTAAAAATGTCACCAGCTGCAGCTGCACCCACTCCTATTTGTTGTTCTCCATAATCTGCCGAATAAGCAACTGAAACTGAAGCTGGCATATACAAAGTAATGCAAGTGTCTAATCTAACGGTTGGATTTCTTGTGAGGTATAATCCTGTTGTTCCAGATGACCCGCCCGCAGATGTTACACTCCCTGTTGGTTTTGGAGTTGATCCACCATTATTATTTACTAAATCAGGGCGATCTGCAAAATAGTCATGTTTTTCGCCAAGGTCTTGGTGTTGTTGATCTGATGTTCCTGTTGTGTTTTTTTCTTTCGTAGAAGTGCCATCTAAATTAAGTTTTTTTATAAATTCTGGAATATTTCTGTTTCCACCATCTTCTAAGACTGATCTTCTACCAGACTTTGATTTTTCTCCAAATCCAATTTCTGCACCCTCTTGTTGATTAATAAAAAAAACTATGTAGTGACCATGATTGCCGATGCCTGGGTCTTCAGCATCCACATCCAGTGGAAACGTGTAATTGTTTGTTTGATACTTACTGGTAGTTCTGTCTAGTTTTGACTCTGGTTTAGTCTCAGATTCGTCTTTGACTCCACCTCTGATAAGTCCACCTATATTACCGGCTACTTTTCTAAGAACCTGAGAACCAACTTGAGTTGCAATACCTTTTGCGAAGTCTAATGCCATATAAATATTCCTATAACTTTTTATTATTTATACGATATGGCTTACAAAGGTAGATACAAACCGTTAAACCCAAAAAAATATGTGGGTAATTCTTCTCAAGTGATTTATCGTTCACTATGGGAACGTAAACTCATGGTTTACTGTGATAACAACAATGCAGTGTTAGAGTGGGGAAGCGAAGAGGTCATCATACCTTACAAGTCGCCATGGGATGGTAAAATACACCGATACTTTCCAGATTTTTATATGAAAGTAAAACAATCAAATGGAACAACAAAAAAATTTATTGTCGAGGTCAAACCAAAATATCAAACTAAACCACCAGTAAAAAATCCAAAACGTAAAACAAAAAAGTGGTACAAAGATGTAGAGGCTTGGGGTATTAACTCTGCAAAGTGGAAGTCTGCAAACCAATATTGTGAAGATAAAGGTATGGAGTTTAAGATATTAACCGAAGATCATTTGAATCCTCAGTATAAATAATCTTATGGCACAGAGTAAATACATTCAGAGTGTTAAAAGAGCAGCTGCCGGTAGGAATCTGTCCATTGAGTGGTATCGTAAAAAAATGCAAGAGTTTGGAAAACCAAACGGTAATCAACTTATTCAAGATGGAAAAAGAGGTTCATCTCCGTTTTATGGTTTATTAAATATGTTTTTTTATGATCCTAAACTAAAAGAAAAATTAAAATATTATGATTTGTTTCCTTTAGTTTTACCACTTGAGAAATACAGAGATGGATTTTTAGGAATAAATTTTCATTATTTACCGATTCCTTTAAGAATGGAGTTGTTAGATAGATTAGGTGATTTTAGTAACAATGATAAGTTTGACGAATCAACAATATTAAATATATCATACAACAGAGTTAAGAACATTGATTTAGTGAAACCAACATTACATCGTTATTTAAATAAACAATTGCAATCACAATTTCGTAGAATAGACGCAGATGAATTTACGATTGCAACATTATTACCTGTGCAGAGATTTCAAAAGGCAACATCAAGACAGGTATGGACAGATAGTAGAAAGATGGTCTAATGGCAAGTTTTAATTTAGGTAGATTTTTAGAGGGTGGTGCATATGCAATTCTGAATGAAGCTATTGCAGAACTTCATAGTGATGATGGAATGGCAAGACCAAATAGATATGAAGTTTTACTTACACCACCAAAGGGTGCAGAAACTATAATGAGTCAGATCATGAGAGAATTTACAAATGATGGAACAGTCAGAAAAACTGGTTTACGTTGTAGTTCCATATCATTTCCCGGCAGAACAATAGATACTGCACCAGATAATAACATATTCGGCCCACCCAGAAATATTGCACAAGGTTATACTTACGGAGATTTACAGGCATCATTTCAATGTTCATCTGACATGAAAGAAAAAAAGGTATTTGAAACGTGGCAGAGACTTGCATACAATCCACAATCATGGACAATGGGTTATTATGATGATTACACTGGATCAATTGATATTGTTCAATTGGATGAAAAAGATAAAAAAAGATATGGTGTAAGAATAGTTGAATGTTTTCCAAGAGATATTGCAGCTCAACAACTAAGTTATGATACAAATAATACAATTGGAACAATTGATATAACCTTTGCGTACAGATATTGGAAAGCGTTAGATGACGAAGCAGATTTACCAAAACCATTTGGTGAAAGGGCAAGAGAAACAATAGGAAATGTAATTGAAAGGAAAATAACTGCAGCGATACCAAAAGTATTGTCGAGACTATAATAGAGGATGAAAAATTATGGCTTTACCAAAATTAGAAACACCAACTTATGAATTGGAATTACCATCAACCGGAGAAAAAATAAAATATAGACC